GGGGGGCGTGTAGCGCCGCGTAATAACGCGTTTATTGGTGGCCTGGGTTACTATGGTTGAAATGGGCGGCAAAGGTTCAGGACGCAGACCGAAACCGATTGAGCAGAAACGCAGATTGGGAAATCCTGGTAAGAGGAAGTTACCTTCTCAGAACGCGGAAGTGATTGTGTTGCCATTCAGAGACATACCTGAGCCGCATAGACCTATCGCTACGGCGTATGGGCGCAGGATGTGGGATGCGGTGTGGCTGGCTGGCGCGGCCTGGTTGAAACCGAGCATGGATTCTGAGATTGTTCTGATGGCGTGTGAGGCGATAGATGAACGCGTTCAGTTGCGTAACCAGGTTATGCTGAATCCTGCGTCATGGCGTGAGCGTAGGGGTTTGCGTGAGTTGGATAAGCAGATTGCTTCGCTATTGGGGCAGATTGGCTTCGCGCCAAGTGATAGGGCGAACCTGGGGATAGGAGAGAGCAAGAATCATGAGTTCCACGAAATCCGCGCGAGAATCCAAGCGAAGAGGGATAACGCCTCATCGTGATTGGCAACCAGCGTTTTACACAGCCCGTAAGTATGAACGAAGTGACGGCGATGAACTAATCCGCTTTGCGGAGAACCACTTCCGCGTCATGAAGGGGTTCCGCGCTGGGCAACCGCTGAAGTTCACGAGATGGCAACGCTGGTTGTTGCGTGGCTTGATGGAACGCACGGATGAAGGCAGGTTGCGTTACCGCCGCGCGCTCATTGGCCTTCCGCGTAAGCAAGGGAAGTCGCTGATGGGTTCAGCGATAGCGGTCTATTCCATGATTGCTGGAGAGCCAGGCGCAGAGGTGTACGCGGTGGCTGGTGACCGCCAGCAGGCGCGCATCGTCTTCAACGAAGCGAAGCAACAGGTGCAGAACTCACCGATGCTTTCAAGTGTTACGAAGGTTTACCGTGACGCGTTGGAGATGCCGACTTTCGGTTCGGTGTTCCGTGTGCTGTCCAGCGAATTCAAAGGCCAGGCTGGATTGAATCCTTCTACCGTTCTCTTTGACGAGTTGTGGAACCAGGGGGATAATGAACTGTTTGACCAGATGACGCTCGGTTCTGGTGCGCGTGTTGAGCCGCTGGTTGTCGCGATTACCACCGCTGGTTACGACCTAAATACTTTGGCTGGCCGCCTCTACGGTTACGGGAAGCAATGCGCCCAACGAGAACTAGACGATGAATCGTTTGGCTTCTGGTGGTGGGAAGCGCCAGCGGATTGCGACATCAAAGACAAGGCGGCGTGGAAGAAAGCAAACCCGAACATCGCTGAGAAACTCCTTGACCAAGATGACATGGATACCGCAACGAAACAAACCACCGAATCCGCGTTCAGGCGGTGGCGTTTGAATCAGTGGGTACGCACTCAAGAATCGTGGTTGCCTGCTGGCGCGTGGGAGCGTTGCGTCAGCGACCTAGAACTAGACCGTGAACTGCCTGTTTGGGTAGGGATTGATATGGCGTTGAAGCACGACAGCATCGCGGTATGTATCGCACAACCGCAAGATGGCCGAGTGGTGGTGCGTTCCAAGATTTGGCAACCGAAGGAAGAAGGCGTGGATGTCGCGGAGATTGAAGCGTTCTTGCGCCAGGTTCACCAGGAATACCAGGTCACCGAGTTCGCGTTTGACCCAGCATACTTCCAGCGTTCAGCGGAAGCGTTGGTGGATGATGGCCTACCGATGGTTGAGTTCCCACAAACGGGGCAACGCATGGTTCCCGCTTGCGGCCAAACTTATGAACTGATTGTCCAGAACAAACTCGCGCATGATGGTTCACCAACATTTACCGACCAGGTTCTTTCAGCGGCGCAACGCATGACCGATACGGGATGGCGGCTAAGCAAAGGTAAAAGTAAGCGGAAGATTGACGCTTGTATTGCTATGGTTATGGCTGTGGATAGAGCAACCAGGCGGCCAGAACCAGGGGATGACGCACCGATGGTGGTGGATTTATGGTGAAGCGCATACGCGCCGTTGTGGACCGCGCGTTTATTACAACCGCACTTGAAGTAATCGGCGCGATTCTGGTGGTGATTGGTGTATCATCGTTCTCCACTGCCGCTGGATTGATAGTCGGTGGCGTGGCACTTATCGGGATTGGATACCTAACGGCATGAGTTTCTTCAAGAGAACTGAACAGCGCGCTCTCCCGACGAACATTGACCCGTACCAGATTACGGCTCGGCCTCTTTACAACAACTACTCAGGCGAGTTGGTGAATGAGAATACGGCGTTCGCGCATAGCGCGGTGATGGCCGCCGTGACGCTACTCGCTGACGCCATCTCGGTTATGCCGCTGGAACTGATGCGTGAACGCGCTGGCCGCCTGGAACGCCTACCAACACCTTCCGTTCTTATCAAACCGAACGACCACCAGACGATGTTTGACTTCGTTCATCAGACAGTTCTTATGCTGGCGCTACACGGTTGCGCGTACATCTATGCGCCACGCCGCCCAGGTGAACTACCACCAGAAATGAAGAATGTTCACCCCAGCCAAATCAAGGACATGATTGACGATACGGATGGAACACTTACCTACGGCATCGGCCAACAGAAGTATTCCATGAAGGAAATCCGTTCCATCCATTGGGTGTTGTTCCCTGGCCGCACACGCGGCCTCTCACCACTTGAAGTTCAACGCAACACAGTTGGTATGGGTCTAGCGATGGATAGGTTCCTCGCACAGTTTTACGGCGAAGGCGCGACACCATCATCCGTGTTAGAGACCGACCAACGCATTACGCCAGACCAGGCTGACCTGATGCGCCAAACCTGGGAAGATTCGCACTACAAGCGCCGCAGGCCAGCGGTTCTCACAGGCGGATTGAAGTGGCGCAGTATTACCACCAGCGCTTCCGATATGCAGATGATTGAGCATCGCGAGAGCATCATCCGCGATATTGCGCGCGCGTACCGTATTCCGCTTCACATGATTATCGGTTCTGGTGGTAACTCGCAGACCTACCAGAATGTTGAACAGGCTGGAATCAACTTTGTTCGGTACACGCTGTTGCCGTGGATGCGCCGTATTGAAGACGCCATCAGCGAGATGTTGCCACTCAACCAGAAGGTGTTGTTCAATCCAAACGAGTTCTTGCGCGCTGACCTGACGACCAGGGTGAACGCGCAACGCATACAAATCTTGTCAGGAACCCTGTCACCAAATGAAGCGCGCCAGCAAGAGAACCGTGAACCATACGAAGGTGGAGACGCGTTCGTAAACCCTACGACAGTTCCGCCCGCTGGCATTGACGCCGTTCCACCAGAGCGCTAAACATGGCAAACCTGGTTGCGCCATCGTTCATGAAGATGTCCGCCAAACGCGGCCTCGCGCTACACGCGGAAGGTAAAAGCGGAGATGGCCTCAAACCACAAACCGTTGCTGACGCAAGGAAGATGGCGGAAGGCACCGCGCTATCTGAAGATAAGTGGCGGCGTATCGCACCGTGGATAGCGCGCCACATAGGAGACCTAGACGCCGTTCAAGGAGATGAAATCACCGCTGGCCTGGTTGCCATGCTGTTGTGGGGTGGTGGCAGTAGCAAGACTTCGGCGCGGCGCGCCCAGGCTTACGCCGAACGCATCGTCGCACAATTAGATAACGAACAACGCGCACCAGCGCCAAAGAAAGACCAAATCAAGGGTAGCGAGAAGAACGAACCTGGTTCCGCGGAAGGTAAGCAAGGCGGCATTGAAATAAGTGAAGAAGTGGAAACAGCGTTACGCAATAAACTTGACGAACACAACGAGAAGCAGGCTGACGCGCCAGCCTGGAAGCGCACCACTATGGGCGTGTTGAAGGCCGTGTACCGCCGTGGCGCTGGCGCGTTCTCAACATCCCACCGCCCAGGCATGACGCGTAATCAGTGGGCTATGGCCAGGGTAAACGCGTTCCTTTATTTGTGTCGGGTTGGTAGGCCTGAGAATAAGAATTACATAACGGATAACGACCTACTCCATAAGGAACATCCCAAGTATTCAGGTGAACGCGGCACAGGTTTCCTTGCTAGTATCGTGCCACCTATGGAAGAGCAAACGGAAGCACAAAACGCAGTCAGCCATCATTGGGTCACGAGTGGTGACGAGAAGCGTTCAATCGCTTACACAAACCTTGAAATGCGCGCGCTTGATGATGGGAACACTCTGGTTGGTTACGCCGCCGTGTTTGATTCCCCAAGTGAACCGATGCCGTACACGGAGTTCGTGCGCCGTGGCGCGTTCGCGAAGACGCTGAACGATGGCGCTGATGTGCGCCTACTGATTGACCATGAGGGTGTGCCGCTGGCGCGCACCAAGTCTGGAACCCTGGCGCTAGAGGAAGATGAGCGTGGCCTACGCGTTGAAGCGGAACTTGACCCAGAAAACCCTGACGCCTCCCGTGTTCTCTCCGCCATGCGCCGCGGTGACCTAAGTCAGATGTCGTTCGCGTTCCGTACCATCAAGGACAGTTACAACGAAGACCGTAGCGTTCGTGAACTCAAAGAGGTTCAATTGTTTGATGTTTCCGTAGTGACTTTCCCTGCCTACGAAGAAACCGTGGCCGAGTTGCGTTCGCGTAACCAAACGGCTATTGTAGAAGTCGCGAGTAACATCTTGATTCGTAAGAACCAGGTTCTAATCGCGAAACATAAACAGCCGTAGCGAAGCCGCCAACGCACTTCACGCCAACACTGTTCTCTCAATCAACAATCAACCTTCGGGGGATAACCATGAAATATTCAGAGACACTCATTGACAAGCGCGGCAAGGCATTGGAGATGGCCGAGTCAATCGTCAAAACGGCACAAGATTTGAAGCGCGAACTTTCACCAGAGGAAGACAAGGCGGTGGAAGATAAGTTGGAAGAAGTCAAGTCGCTTGACGAGCAGATTCGCAAGCACAAGGAACTTGAAGAGCGTTCCAGCCACGCCGCTGAGTTGCGCGCTGAGACGAAGATTGACACCGCGGTTGCCGTGGTGAAGTCTGAGCCACGCACCTACACGCGCCAGAGTGAGCACTCGTTCGTCGCTGACGCATACCGCGCTCAGTTCCAGAACGACTACGCCGCATCTGAGCGTCTGTCGCGCCACATGAACGAAGAGAAGGTTGAGCGTCGTGATGTGACGAGCGCGAACTTCGCTGGTTTGATTGTGCCACAGTTCTTGACTGAACTCGCCGCACCGTTCGCACGCGCTGGCCGCCCGTTCTTGGATGCCGCCCGTAAGCACACCCTGCCTGCTTCTGGTTTGACCATCAGCATCAGCAAGGTGACCACGGGCACCGCCACCGCCGTTCAGACGGAAGGTGCCGCAGTCCAGGAAACCAACATGGATGACACCAAACTTGATGTCTCCATTGTGACGGTTGCTGGCCAGCAGAATGTTTCGCGTCAGTCTCTTGAGCGTGGCACGAACATTGACTCGCTGGTGATGGCTGACCTGGTCTCCGCGTACCACACCAATCTGGATTCGCTGTTCGTCACCACGAGCGCGACTTCACTCACGAATGTCATTACGCAAGTCGTGACCTACACCGACGCCACGCCAACGGTGGCCGAGTTGTATCCGAAGATTGTGGACTGCGTACAGCGCATCCAGACAAACTTCTTCGCAGGTCCGAACTTCATCTTGATGCACCCGCGTCGTTTGGCGTTCATCCTCGCCGCAGTTGACGACCAAAAGCGTCCGCTCGCAGTACCCGTGCCAAACTTCAACGGCCAGCCTGCGTTCGCTTCGGGTAACGGCGCACCTGTGTACGGCAACAGCGGATACACGATGCTTGGTCTGCCAATCATCACGGATGCGAATGTCATCACGACGAACGGCGCTGGCGCGAACGAGGATGTCATCATCGTTGGCAACACGCAGGAAGCACACCTCTGGGAACAGGGTGGTGGTGACCCGATGATGCTCCGCTTTGAGCAACCGAAAGCCGCTGAACTTGATGTGACCATGATTGTGTACGGTTACTCAGCGTTCACCGCGAACCGCTACCCGAACGCATTCGCGCTCGTCGCAGGTACGGGTCTCGTCACTCCGACCTTCTAACCTGGCGGTGCGTAAGCACCTTCAGCGAGTAGTGTGTTGATGGTGGTCATGGATATCTATGCCTGGCCACCACCACACATGATTGGAGCGCCCGTGGACAAGAAAGCACAACTCATAGCATCTCTGAAGCATGAACGCCAGGGTTATGTGAACCGTGGTCTCCATGAGCGCGCGGCGCTGGTGGATGAAGTGTTGGCTCAGTTTGGTGTGCGTGAACTCGCGAGTGTTGAACCAGCGGTAGAGACCGCGGTGGCGGCGAAAGGCAAGAAGCGCAAGAAGTCTGAGAGCCGCTGATGGCCATCACGAACGGCTACTGCACCCTAAATGAGTTGAAGGCGGCGTTGCGGATTACCGATAACACGGATAACACGCTGCTGGAAAATTGTATTGAAGCGGCGTCACGCCGTATTGACGGTTATTGTGGTAGGTACTTCTATCAGCAGAACGCCACCGTCAAGATATTCGCACGCAACGAACTTCAGGTGTTCTTGCGTGATGACCTGGTTTCGGTTACGACGCTCAAGACGGATAACGCTGGAGACATGACCTTCAGCACCACCTGGACTGCGAACACGGATTACGCGCTAGAGCCATACAACGCTGATTTGTTAGATATCCCGTACTACCGCATTACGGCAGTTGGTGGCAAGACCTTCCCGTTCTTCGTCGTGCCAGCGCTTCCAGGTGTTGAGGTGACGGGAGTGTGGGGTTACCCAGCGGTTCCTGATGATGTGCGTGAAGCGTGTGTGTTGCTGGCGGCCAGGGGTTTCGCGCGCTACAACTCAGCGCTCGGCGTGGTGGGTTTCGCGGATATGGCTGTTCAGGTGCGCGCAGTGGACCCAGATGTGCGTGACTACTTGAACCGTTATGTGAAGATGGGCATCGGCTGATGCCAGCGACAGCGAGCCAGGTTCTCGTAGGGTTGAAGAACCGCCTGGCCACCATCAGCGGATTGAAGGCGTTTTCGTATCAGCCTTCGCAAATCATTGCGCCGCCTTACGGCTTTCCGATTATCAACCAGGTGAACTATCACCGTGCGATGGGCGGTGGCTTGGTTGTTTATGATTGCGTCGTGTATGTGATAACGGGTCGGTGGGCTGATGACCGCGCGAACGCTGACATAGATGATTACCTGGCGTATTCTGGTGCGAAGTCAATCCGTGCCGCTATTGAGGCTGACGAAACGCTCGGTGGCGTGACGCAAAGCCTCACGGTTGCCACCGCGACGGACATAACAGCGCTCGCCCAGGCAGATGCGGAATTCCTTCAGATTGCGACACAAGTGACTGTAAACGGCTAAGATGTACGGCATGAAACAGTTCAAGGTGATTTCCAGCAGAATGCCGAACCACAAACAGGGTGCCACCGTGAGCGAAGATGACCTCGCTGGTGCTAATGTAGAAGCGCTACTTGATGGCGGACATATCGCTGAAATCGGTAGTAAAGTTTCCAAGAAAGAACAAGCGAAAGAACAGGAATAATCATGGCAATCATCGCATTCAAAGACGCAACCGTTACCATCAATAGCGTGGATTTGTCTGACCGCGCCAACGCGGTGACGCTGACATATGAGGTTGAACAACAGGACGCAACCGTAATGGGTGGCAACCGTGCGTTCGTTGGTGGCATTCAGAACAACACGCTTGAAGTGACGCTGTATCAGGATTTCGCTTCAAACGAAGTGGAAGCAACAATCTTCCCGTTGGTTGGAACCCAGACAACGGTTGTGGTGAAGCCAACTTCAGCGGCTGTTGGCGCAACAAATCCTTCCTATACCTTGACGGGTTGCTACCTTTCTTCGCATACGCCGATTGCCGCGAGTGATGTTGGTGCGACTTCGCCAATTACGCTCAGTTTCACAGGCGGCACTTTGGCGAAGGCTGTTGCCTAATAGTCTTCCGTAACCACAAGGAGGCCATGTCGTGAAGATTGCCTTGACCGTCAAGTTCATCAATGGTACATCCGCTGATGTTGATGCGATGTTTCCAGACTTCATCGCGTTTGAGCGTGAGCGCCGCCGTAGCGTCGTGAAACTTGAAGGCGATATGCACCTAACTGACCTGGCGTGGCTCGCGTGGCATAGCGAGAAGCGCCGCGGTGGTACTGCGTTGAAGTTTGAGCCTGATTGGGTTTCAACCGTGGAATCCGTTGAGGTGCGTGACGAGGGAAAAGCGTCGGAATAGAACTGTTGCGTGAGTCGGCGCATTGGCAAATCGCTGGCCTCGCATGTGAAACGGGCATCGCGCCACAAGTGTTGCTTGACGCTGGTGATGACATGATTGCGGCGATGTTTGATTATCTGCGATATCGTTCTGAGAAGACGCGACGGAAGTAGCACTAAGATAGGCGGCTATGGCGGCAACTCAATCCACAATGCTGAATTGGGATATCAAGGTGGATGCCATTATGTTGAAGCAATTGATGGATGACCTACGCAACTACGATAAGGATTTGTACAAGGAAGTTCAGAAGGCTTTGGTGAACTCGGCATCACCTATCGCTACCGCAGTTGGCGCGCGTTTCCCTGGGAAGCCACCACTAGCGAATTGGCATATGACCAATCAGCGTAAAGGTGTTGAGAAACTGCCTGGTTACAACGCGGCGAATGTGCGCCGTGGCGTGAAGGCCGTGGTTCCGCGCCAGAAGTTCAAGGGTGGGCAGTTCCGTACGGTGGGTATCTTGCGTCTCCAGCAGATGAATGGCGCTGGCCAGATATTTGATACCGCTGGTTCCAAGATGGCGAACCCGAAAGGTGACCGCTTCATTCAGAACCTTGATAAGCGTTCCCGTATCAAGTCTTCTGGTAGTGGGTTCCGTTCACGCGTAATGTATCCGTTCACGAAGAAGTATTTGCCGCAGGTTGAGAAGTCGGTGGCCACCACCATCAAGGCGCAGAACGGGCGGATACGCGCGCGCCTGGTTCGCGGTAAGGCGTAGTCATGGCACTTGGCGTAGATATCGTCTCAGCGTTTGATGGCAAGGGCATCAAGCAAGCGCTTGAAGAGTTCAAGAAACTAGAAA